TCACGCCGCGGCCGAAGCAGCGGACGGTGCTGGCCGCGCGGTGAGGCCAGCGGCGATGGCGCCGTGCGTGTCCGCGTGGTTCCGCAGAAGGTGGCTGTACGTCCGGCGCAGTTCCTCGACGGAGTCGCCGACCCACGCGGCCACGGTGTGCTCAGGAATCCCGTTCTGGAGGCACGTGGAGATAAAGGTGTGCCGGAGATCGTGGAAGGTCGGAAGGTTCCCCTCCTCGTCCTTGATCCCCAGCTTCCGCAGCGTGGGCTTCCATGCGTCGTCGTTGAAGTGGTTCCGGCAGATGAGGTTCCTTCGGGCACTCCAGAAGAGTGCCCCCACCGTGCCGCGCTTGCAGTCGGTGATCGTCTTCTTGTGCTCCCACAGGACGTTCTCCGCGACCCGTGGCGGCTGCCGCTCCATGTACTCCTGCAGGGCTTCCGACAGGTAGGGCGGCATGGGGACCTCTTTGGTGTTGAGGCGGGGGCTCGTCTTGAGACGGTCGACGAGTGTGGGGCGGTAGCGCGTCTCTTTGGTCCGGAGGACCTGCCGGCGGACGGTGAGCAGCCCGCTGTCCGTGTCGATGACGTCGTCGCACACAGCGAGGGCTTCTGCTTGCCGGAGGCCGCACGCGAAGCCAAGCATGGGGATGAGGCGGTACCGCTCGGGGAACTCGTCGTAGATCGCCCAGCATTCGTCCGTGCTGAAGACGTACGACGTCGACGCTTCTACGTAGGGCCCATCGACCTCGTAAGTGGGGTTGGACGCTATCTTCCCGTTCTGGAGGGCATCCTTGATGATCATCTTGAAGACCTTCCAGTGCCCCTCCGCGGTGGAGTTGGCGATCTTCTTGTTGGCCTCCATCTCCTGCACCCAGGCTTCGACTTGGGCCTTCTTGATGGTCCGAAGGCGCTTGTTGCCCCAGCGGGGGTTCAGGTGTACGCGTACGGCGGACTCGTAGCCCTGGACGCTGACCTCCTTGGCTCGGCGTCTGCCGAGCCAGTCCGCGGCCCACTGTCGGAAGGTGAGGTTCGCTTCGACGGGTTCCGGGGCTACGCCCGGCGCCATGCCGTCGAGAATGGCCTGAGCCTGGGCCTGAGTTAGACCGACCGATTCGGGGATCGTTGTTCGTGTGCGATTCCCCTCGTCGGTCGTGCGGTTGTAGGACCAGCTATGGCCGCACCCGCTCTTCTTGGGCCTGTTCTGGTCGGTGCAGTCGCACCGCTTGTAGGCAGTGGGCTTGCGTGCCACGGGACGTCTCTCGCAATCTCGGTCGAGTCTCAGGTGAATCCCTGGCCAGGGGAGTTGGACTGTACGTAGACGTAGCCATGCCCGGTCAAGTCGTCGCGGGCGAGGCGAGACCGTCGGTGATGCCCCCTGTATTTGCGGATATAACTCCCTTGCCAAAGAGCAGAGTTCACTGCGTACGTGCGTCGAGCCATGCTTCGAAATCGCGCTCTCGGACTCGGAGGATGCGATCGCTGATGCGTACGACGGGGATATCCCAGCTCCGGTAGTTATCGAGCACGGTGCGCTTTGGGACTTCCATGCGTTCGGCAATCGTCTCGAAACTCGGCAATGTATTTGAACCACCGCGAGGCATAGCCGTCCCTGTTTGTTCGTAGGTGCCCCCGGGCGGACCGATCCGGCCGGATGGAGCCGGTTGCGTTCAGCCCGGCACCGGTAGGTACGTGGATCAGCGGAATCTGTTACACCTGGGAGAAGCCCACCGTGCGGCAGCGCGATCAAGTCGCTCCGGGGCGGCGGCATTGCTCTGCGTCCGCTGCGCCAACGACGAGACCGGTGGCGACTGGGCGGCGGCGCGGGTCGGGCCCGCGCTTCACGATCGCGGCTGATCGAACGATGCGGGCGTCTTTGGAGCCTGCGCATGCCCGTACCACGTGGGCGGCGAGGGGTGCGGCATCGATGACCTGTTCGATGCGTTCCGTAAAGGATTGGTTATGCTGCCTCAGCGCCGCATCGGAACGTGATCGTCCGTTGGTGGGGAGACCATGGTGGCTGGTCCGAGTGCGGCGCTGTAGCTGATGACCGCAGCACCGGCTTGGGGGGATATCACGCCGTGACCGAAATTCTGGAGGCCTTGGTCGCACGCGCCGCAGCGGGCGGAGACGATGGGGCTGACGCCATTGGGGCGCTGTACGACGAACTCAATGACACCGTGTACCACTGGGTGCGCTTCTACATCCGGGACGGGCACGTCGCGGAAGACCTGTGCCAGGAAGTGTGGCTGAAGGTCGCCCAGAACATCAGCAGGTACCGCTCCGGAACGAGTCTGCCGGCCTGGCTGCGCACGATCACGAAGAACACCGCGCTCGACTACCTGCGCTCGGTGCAGCGGCGCCCCTCGGAAGTGCTGTACGCCGATCACCTCGAACTCGATCGGCCGCGCTTCGACCAGAGCCCGGAAGAGCACGCCGAACGGCGCGCGCTGGCCCAAGCCGTTGCCTCGCACCTGCACAAGTTGCGTCCCGATCAGCGCAAAGTCCTGATCCTGCGGTTTTTCGACGGGCTCAGCCCGGGGCAGACTGCGCAGATCATGGAGAAGTCGGACGGCGCTGTCCGTACCCTCACGGTACGAGCCCTGCGCAAGCTCGCCGCAGTTATGCCGGCAGGGGAGTCGTCCCCCGAACTGATCGAAGAGCTGCTGTCGGCGGCGGCGGGCAGACATAGAGTTGTTGGAGCACGGGTCGATGCAGGGGAGACGAGGGCGCATGTCGCGACGCGCTGACCAGAGCGGGCGCTTGGAGGGGGCGCTGGAAGGCGGGCCCATTCCTCACGATGAGGACACCCGCCAGATGCTGGCTGCCGCGGGTGCGCTGCAGCCCGGCTACGTACGCAGCCCATCGAGGGTGCGCTCCGCCAAAGAGGCGATGCTTCGCGAGTACGCGCGTACCCAGAACCCGCAGGCGGCGCGGAAGGACGCCGGATCAGGTGACGGCTTGGACGAGCCGGAGATCCATCGTTTGGAGGTTGAACTTCCTGACGGTGGTCAGCTCGTTCTCACGGACATCGAAGACATCACCCCGGAGCGGGCTGAGAAGACGGCCGGCTACATCGCGCGCATCCTGAACAGCAAGGAAAGAGACCACCAGAGTTGAGCAGCGCAATATCTGGGGGCTCCGGCGGCTGGGGGCAGCCGTGACCGAGCCGCAGCCTCGCATCCGGATCCACATCCTCGATCCCAAGGACGAGGACGAGGCTGAGCTCACCGACCTGGGCCTCGTCAACGTTGGAGGAGAGCGCCTTCTGTTCCTGAAGCCTCAGAGCTTCGACTCGGCCGTACGGCAGGTGCGTTCCGCCCTGCCGGATCTCCCGCTGGAGCAGGTCGAGCGTTTGTTGCGCGAGCACCAGGAGTTTAAGGACTTCGAGGAGCTGCTGGGAACGGTCAAGTCAGCTCCGCCCCTGGACATCACCCCCACGCTCGGCGAGCCTCGCGGGCTCGGACGTCCGCGCGGCCGCACAAGGCAATGGGTGATCGCTGCTGCGCTGGCGCCTGCGCTCGTGGGGAGTTGGGCGCTGGGCTACTTCACCGCCGGCAGCCCGGCAGAAACTTCAGCAAGTGCACCGGACACAAGTCCGTCGCCGAGTGCCACCGACTCCTCGGCCGTGCAGCCCGCAGTGAAGCCCTTCATCGGCCCGGAGTTCATGGACTTCTCCGAGGCTGGGCAGATCGACTGCAAGCCGATCGCCAACCTCGAAGCGGAGTGCACGGACGCGGATGGCATGGTGATGTCGAGTAAGGCGGCCACCGGACCAGACAGCACGATCTTCACCTTCTCGTACGGTTCGGAGCAGATCGGGCTGAGGATCTTCGGAGACGCGGACTATGCAGAGACGTGGGCCCGGCAGGACGGCACGACCGAGCTGTACCCCAACCTCTCCCGATCCGGCCGATACGTGCTCTGGGGCACGGACAAGGAGCGGTTGTCGGAGTACACGGAATTGCTCGAGGACGCGGAGGCAGAGGCGGCCTCGCACCAATTGAGCTCGTCGACACCGCTCCCGCCTCGCCTGGCCGCGCTGACCCTCGGCACGTTGGGGCTGGACGAGCGGGACGTGAAGTCCATCCTGTACTCGCCGCGCAGCGCGCGGGTGGACGAGCCTGTTCTCCTGGCTGCCCAAGCAGTGCTTGGTGTCCAAACGACCGCTCCACGGTTCACGGGCGGTGACGACATCGTGGCGATTGCCGCCGGTCTCGATCGGCCGCCCGTGGTGTCCCCGCCCGAGCATGCTACTGACATGAACCCTCCAGTGGTGCCCATCGTGGACCAGGGCACTCCATCCACGGAAGGAACGCAGCCCACTACGGCGTCGCCGACTCCCCCGGAAGAGCCGGTCGAGGAAGCCCCCCAGACCGAGCAGCCGACGTCGACACCTGGTCCGGACGAGTCAACAACGCCGGAACAGTCCACACCTCCAGCGACGTCTTCCCCCGAGCCGTCGACTCCCCTGGCCTCTGCTCCGGTCGAGGAGACGCCCGCCGCACCAGAGACACCGCCCGACGAAGGCGCCGACCCGGTCCAGGAAACTCCGGCTGCCCCGGAGAACCCGGCGCCATCTGGCGAGGGCTCAGTCCCGGTGGAGGAGACTCCGGCCCTCGTGGATCTGCCCGCGGATATCGCTGCTCCCACCGAGGAGCCGACCCCCGTGGATGCCGTGGACCAAGGCACGGGGCAGAGCGGGGACGACCTGCTGATCCTGGACTCGGCCTGGACGGTCGCGGCCGCTTGAACATCCGGAAGGGCCCAGGACGTTGGTCCGGGGCCCTTCTGCGTGCTCAGGATCGGCCCTGGAGTCCTAGCTCAGACACCAGCCGCAAACTAGCCCGGGGGCACGCGCTCGCCGCCGGGGCAGCCAGTTCGTCGTGTTCCCGCAGCATCCGCATGACAGTGGCGGGTGAGGGGTGCTGGCCTTCTTCGTGCCGGTGGTGATGACGAGGCGCTTGGCGATGTCGCGCAGGCTCATCTCCTGGTCGCGCAGGTGGAGGGCCATGGACAGCATGTCCACGTCGGTGACGCCCGCGCCGCCGATGGTATTGCCGCGCTTGCGGGCGGACTCGTGGCCTTCGAGGGTGCGGTCGCGGATGTACTCGCGCTCCATCCCGGACATGGCCGCGAGCACGGTGAACACGATGCCGGACGGATCGTGTGAGCCCTTCAGTTCTCCGGTGAGGAACTCCAGGCCGACGTCGCTGGCCTTCAGCTCCTCGGCGAGCATAGCGAGTTCGATGCCGCTGTCAGTGTCCGAAGTCGCGTACACGGATGTCCCGAGTCGTCTGCACACAACACCGTTGTGGACTGGCGCGAGTGGTGCTGGTCTGTGTGCGTGGGGTGCCGGTATGGGTGTGATCACTTGTAGGCGGCGATAGCGGCGAAGTAGATGCCCAGGCTGGTGGCTGCGGTGCCCGCGCCGGTGAGGATCGCCTGAGGGGTGCCGACACCGGACCGACGGGCGAGCAGGCCCGCGGTGATTGCGATGTTGAGGGCGGTGGACAGGGCGAGCAGCAGGGACAGGATTTGCAGCGGGCTCATCGCGTGGACTCCCCGTGGTGGTGACGGCCCGGGGCGGGCCGTGCGGGACGGGTTCGAGGCTGGCTGTCCAGAGGGCCGTCCTACAGGAGTCTGATGCGGATTGGACACGTCGCGTCGAAGTGGGCTGGTGGTCGTTAGGGTTCACGCCACGGTCGGGGTGTGTGCACCGGGGTGTCCGGGTGCGGGGGTGGACACCCGCGCTCGGGTCGCGCGGGGAGGTGAAGGGCGTCGTGATGACGGGACCGGCGGTGCAGGAACCGGAGTACGCCGAGTTGATCGCCGAACTGTGCGAGTTCCGCGACGAGCGTCTGCAGAGGCAGCCGTCAGACCGCGCACTGGCCGGTGCGGTCGGGGTCAGCCCGACCACGGTCGGGGGCTGGCTGCGCGCCGACCGGTTCCCTCAGCGGATCGATCAGCTGCGGGATCTGGTGCGGGCCGTGCGGGTGCAGGCCGAGCGCGCCGGGCTGGCTGGGGACCGGGCGGTGGCCGCGGTGCTGGACGTGCAGAAGTGGGAGCGTGCCTACCAGGCCGAGGCTCGTCGGCGTGCGGAGGGTACGAGTGCCGCGGTACAGGCCGGGCAGGGCCGGGTGGTGCTGGAGCGGATGCGTCCGGGCCGGCCGCTGTCGGAGGTGGTCGACCCGTTCCAGTTGGAGGTGCATCATGCGATCGGCTCCCTGGTTGCCGGTCTGCCGGTGTTGCCGGCGTATGTGGCGCGCGAGCACGATGACCGGCTGGCCGAGGTGGTGGCACAGGCCGCCGACGGGGCCAGCCGGATCGCGGTGCTGGTGGGCGGATCCTCCACCGGCAAGACCCGCGCCTGCTGGGAGGCCTTTCAACCGCTGTACGAGCGGGAGGAGCCCTGGCGGCTGTGGCATCCTCTCGACCCCACCCGTCCCGACGCCGCTCTGGCCGAGTTGTCCGGCATCGCTCCGTACACCGTGGTCTGGCTGAACGAGGCCCAGTTCTACCTGGCGCCCGACCCGCTCGGGGAGCGGGTCGCCGCGGGCCTGCGGAATGTGCTGTGTGACCTGCGGCGGGCCCCGGTACTGGTGCTGGCCACCCTGTGGCCGGAGCACTGGGACACCCTGACCACCCGCACTGCGGCGGACCCACACGCCCAGGCCCGGGAGCTGCTGGACGGCCACAGGATCAAAGTGCCGGATGCCTTCACCGGCGCCGCCCAGGGCGCGCTGACCGATGCGGCCGGCGCCGACCCCCGGCTCGGGGAGGCCGCCGCTCACGCCTCGGATGGTCAGGTCACCCAGTATCTGGCCGGGGTACCGGTCCTGATGAGCCGCTACGAGGACGCCGTACCGACCACGAAGGCACTGATCCACGCGGCCATGGACGCCCGCCGTCTCGGCGCCGGCCCGCACATCCCTCTGGCCTGGCTGGCCGAGGCCGCTCCTGGCTACCTCACCGAGGCCGAGTGGAACCAGAGCGGCGACGACTGGCTCGAACAGGCTCTCCACTACGTCGCGAAACCTTGCAACGGCATCCCCGGCATCCTCACCCCCGTCAAGACCGGCATCCCCCGCAACCAGCGCAACCAGCGCACCAGTGCGCCCACCGGCCCCTCCGGCGGGCATCGCGCCCGGGCCGGGCAGGGCCAGCAGTACCGGTTGGCCGACTACCTCAACCAGCACGGCCGCCGCCACCGCGCCGAGATGATCCCCCCCATCGACTTCTGGACCGCGGCCGCTGCCTGGGCCCACCCCTCCGACCTGACCACACTCGGCGATGCCGCCTGGGCCCGGGGCCTGTACCGCGACGCCGCCCAACTCCACAAACACGCCACCACCCACGGCAACCCCCGCGCCGCATCCGCCCTCGTCGCACACCTCCACACCCTGCACCCCACCGACCACCACCCCGCCCAAGAGGCCGCCGCTCACGCCTCCCTCGACGACCCGTCCGGCGTCGCCAGGCTGCTGGAGGGGCTGCGGGAGGCTGGGGCGCAGGAGCAGGTCACGACCCTGGCCGAGCGGGCCGCCGCTCACGCCTCCCTCGACCACCCGTCCGCCGTCGCCGAGCTGCTGGAGGGGCTGCGGGAGGCTGGGGCGCAGGAGCAGGTCACCACGTTGGTCAACCGTGACCCCGCCGCTCACGCCTCCCTCGACCACCCGTCCGCCGTCGCCGAGCTGCTGGAGGGGCTGCGGGAGGCTGGGGCGCAGGAGCAGGTCACGACCCTGGCCGAGCGGGCCGCCGCTCACGCCTCCCTCGACGACCCGTCCGCCGTCGCCAGGCTGCTGGAGGGGCTGCGGGAGGCTGGGGCGCAGGAGCAGGTCACCACGTTGGTCAACCGTGACCCCGCCGCTCACGCCTCCCTCGACCACCCGTCCGCCGTCGCCAGGCTGCTGGAGGGGCTGCGGGAGGCCGGGGCGCAGGAGCAGGTCACCACCCTGGCCGAGCGGGCCGCCGCTCACGCCTCCCTCGACCACCCGTCCGCCGTCGCCGAGCTGCTGGAGGGGCTGCGGGAGGCCGGGGCGCAGGAGCAGGTCACCACCCTGGCCGAGCGGGCCGCCGCTCACGCCTCCCTCGACGACCCGTCCGCCGTCGCCTGGCTGCTGGAGGGGCTGCGGGAGGCTGGGGCGCAGGAGCAGGTCACCACGTTGGTCAACCGTGACCCCGCCGCTCACGCCTCCCTCGACGACCCGTTCGCCGTCGCCTGGCTGCTGGAGGGGCTGCGGGAGGCTGGGGCGCAGGAGCAGGTCACCACCCTGGCCGAGCGGGCCGCCGCTCACGCCTCCCTCGACGACCCGTCCGCCGTCGCCTGGCTGCTGGAGGGGCTGCGGGAGGCTGGGGCGCAGGAGCAGGTCACCACGTTGGTCAACCGTGACCCCGCCGCTCACGCCTCCCTCGACCACCCGTTCGCCGTCGCCAGGCTGCTGGAGGGGCTGCGGGAGGCCGGGGCGCAGGAGCAGGTCACCACCCTGGCCGAGCGGGCCGCCGCTCACGCCTCCCTCGACAACCCGTCCGCCGTCGCCAGGCTGCTGGAGGGGCTGCAGTTGGCCGGGGCGCACGAGCAGTTCACCGCCCTGGCCGAGCGGCTTCCTGCCGCAGGGTGCTTCGATCAGTTCATCGGGATCGGTGACCACCGGGAGCGTTTCCGGTTCGGTCGGGAACCTGATGGGAGCGTCGCTGCCCCATGGGCGTGGGGGGACCTGGAGTGATCTGGAAGCGAACCGTCTCGTCAAGTCGGCACGGCCCGGGGCGGACGCCGCGTCCTGCGGCGCTTCGACGCGCACGCCACACCAGCCCCACCCACAGCATGGTGCAGACGACTTCGTACTGCCCGATGTATCCATACTCCCCTTTGCGGCTGGTGTCTGAGCTAGGACTCCAGGGCCGGATCAGAACGGCGGCTCTTGCGTCGCCCACGGGTCGTCGGAGGCCGGGCCCTGCGCCGCGGCCGGGCGCTGCCCGCCGACTTCGCTGGTCTTGGTGACCCGGGCCGTGGCGTTGCGGAGGCTGGCGCCGACCTCCTCGATGTCCAGCTCGAAGACCGTGCGCTTGACGCCCTCACGGTCCTCGTAGGACCGCTGCTTGAGGCGCCCCTGGACGATGACACGTATGCCCCGCTGCAGGGACTCGGCGACATTCTCGGCCGCCTGGCGCCACACGGCGCAGGTCAGGAACAGGCTCTCGCCGTCCTTCCACTCGTTGGTCTGCCGGTCGAAGGTGCGCGGAGTCGAGGCGACGCGGAACTTGGCCACCGCGGCGCCGGACGGGGTAAAGCGGAGTTCAGGGTCGTCAACCAGGTTGCCTACGACGGTGATGACGGTCTCGCCTGCCACGGACGGGCCTTTCGAGGGTTGGGGCCGGCCCGCGGGGTGCGGGCCGGCCGGGAAGGGTCAGGAGAAGAGGATCTTCCAGGTCTGCGGGCCGGGGATGCCGTCGGCGTCGCCCTTGAGGGAGGCGTGCGCGCGCTGGAAGTCGCGGACGTTCTTCCGGTCCGCGTCCGACCACTTCGGGCCGGGCCCGCTCGTGTAGTGCTTGCCGTAGCCCTTCAGAACGAGGTGCTGCCCGAGCAGGGTGATGGACGCGTTGTTCTTGCCGGGTCCGAACTTGTCGGCACCGGGGAACGGCGGAGCAGGCTTCGCCGTGACCTTGCCCGGCAGGGTGCCCAGCAGCTCCTTGAGGGAGGTCTCGCCCGGGACGCCGTCCGCGGCCGCGCCGCTGTACCCCAGAGACTCCTGGAAGTCCTGGTAGTTCTTCGTGTCGGCGTCGGTCCAGGTCGGGCCGGGGCCACTCGTGTAGTGCTTGCCGAATCCCCGCTTCACCAGGGCCTGGCCGACCTTGGTGACGTGGTCGCCCTGGGCGCCGTAGCCGTACGTCAGGCCGTTGATGGTGACCTGGGCGCGGGAGACGTCCGACCCGCTGCTCGGGAGAGAGCCGCCCGGATTCGAGGCGGGCGCGTAGTCACCGGCCGGCATGCCCGCCTTCACCCAGGCGTAAAGCTTCGTGCCGGGGCACGCGGTCGCGAATCCGTCCCGGTGGCCGCGCTTGACCAGGGTGCGGCCGGTCTTCCTGCACGCCTCCTCGTACAGCGCGCGGCACGCGGCCAGAGCCTTCGCGCTGGGCTCCTGGTCGCCGCCGATGGCGATCTGGACGCCGATACCCGTGGTGTTGTGGTCGGGGCAGTGGGCGCCCTGCAGGCCCCAGCCGCGGCCCTCGTAGATGTTGCCGGCCTGGTCGACGACGAAGTTGTATCCGACGCCGGACCAGCGCTGGCCGATGTGTACGGCCTCGATCGCGCGCATGATCGCGTAGCCGGTGCGGGTGATCGGGTGCCCGCCGTCGTAATGGACGACGAACTCGGTCCGCTTGCTGAGGGAGACGGACGCCGGGGTGCCGTTCCAGGGCTTCGCGCCCCAGGTGGCGCGGGAAATGATCGTGGTCATGGGGGTGGTGCCCTCCGCTCTGGTGATCAGTGGAGGGCACCGTGCAGGGCGCAGATGGTTAACGTCGCGTGCTGGCCATCAGGGCTCGACGACCTCGGCATCGACGACGCTTCCGTCCTCCAGCTCTGGCGGGTACTCGACCGCGAACAGGGTCTTGTCGAGGCGTTCGGCGAGCGCCGACAGGTCGACGGGCTGCTCTTCATCTCCGGCCGGTCCGCCGAGGCCTGTGATCTCTACGGCCACCACGGCGTCCTTCCCGTAGTGCTCGCGGTGTTGGCGCTCGAGGTACCAGGCGTCCGCGCGCCAGTCCGGTGAGGTGCGGTCCTCTACGGTCTCCTCAACGATCTCGCCGGTGACGGAGTCTCGGAACCGTCGGGTGGTGACCTTGGTGACGATCCCGCCGTCCGCCACTCTGCGGATGTTCGCCATGGCGCGCGCGGCCGCGTGGGCGCGCGCGGTGCGGACCTTCTCGTACAGGGCGGCGTACTCCTCCGCCTCCTTGTCGGGTTCCTCACCTGCCTCGCGGGCCTCGATCTCGGTGCGGCCGAGCGCCATCCATCGCAGGAAGCTGGTGCGGGAGATCCCAGCCATCTCGGCGGCCAACTCGACGGCGATGCCCGTGCGGGAGGCGTTGACGAGGCGTGCCTCGACCTCGTCGGAGAGCAGGCGTGGGCGGCCGCCGCGGTGGTTGGGCCGGCGGGCCTTGCGTCGGGTGGACATGGGGGGAACTCGCGGCGGGTTCAGCGGCCGGTGTTGAACAGGTGGCCGCAGGCGGGGCAGGTCGTGTGGGCGGCGCGGCCGTCGTCGTCGGGGCTGAGGCCGCCGTCCTCGTAGTCGCCGTCGTCGGGCAGGTGGAGGGTGGGCTCGTCCTCGCGGATGCCGCCGGGCAGGGTCTCGGGGTCGACCTGGCCGAGGAGCTTGTCGATCTCGTCGTGGGGGATGGCGAGGGAATCGAACAGCTCCGCGTCGCCGGTCGCCAGGTCCTCGAGGACCGCGGCGAACTCGCGGGGGTCCCAGCCGCCTTCGCCCGGAAGGCGGTTGAGTTTGATAGCCAGGGCCTCGGCTTCGGCGTCGGATCGGGAGGACCAGCCGCGCAGGAGCGGGACGAGCCATCCGCCGTCCTCGTCCAGGACGACGCCGCCGGGAAGGGGCATTCCGCGGTTCTGCATCTCGATCAGGGCCTCGCGGCGGCCGTGGCCGTGGAGGACGCATTGGGTGCGCTCGTCGGCGACGGGGACTTCGACCAGGCCGTGCATGCGGATCGCGTCGATGAGGAGTTCCAGCTCGTGACGCTTGGGGTTCCGCGGTGCCGGCGTCAGGTCGGTGAGCGGCACGTAGGCGATGAAGCGCGGCGGCCTGGCGATCGTCTCGGTCACGGCTGGTCGGTCCTCTCCCATGCGTCGGTGTCGACGACGGGCAGGGGCTGCGAGCCCGCGGACTCCTACCGCGGCGCCCCGCCTCGCAAGCGGGACATGCCGTCATGGCCGTTCCCTGCCCGTCGCCGGGCCGGTGCTGCCCTCGTTCCGGATGGGGCAACGCCCGGGGCCCTACTGGCTCCCGGTGACGTCGCCGGAAGTGGTGGAGCCGCGAGGGAAGGTAGGAAGACGCGCGTCTTACGTCGCCTTCTACACACGGAAGTCTCATTGCTGTACTATTCGATGCGGCTGGGAGAGCGACCCAGCTACCTGGGCCTAGGTGTAACAAGAATCGGCGGTTGTCGTACCTCCATGCGACGCCCCGAGACACCCCGCCCGGGACATGTCCCAAACCCTCGGGCTGGCGTCCGGGGAAAGGAAGGAACACCGCATGGCGAACGACGCCGTTGAGGAGTCCCAGGCCGAGCAGCCAGGCGAGCCGCGTCTCTGTGACGTCGGCCTGATCGGCGCCCTGGCCCGCCTGCTGACCGATCACCAGAAGGACGTCGTCCAGCCGCGTGTGGACGCGCCGAAGGTGCGCCTGATCGGGACGTACGTTGAGGGCGGACAGTCGGACCTCGTCATCCGTGTCAAGGACGATGTCATCGGCCGGTACAAGGTGAACGTGGCGCAGCCGAAGATCGTCGTGGATACCGACAACGAGGCAGCGCTGAACGAGTACGCCGACAAGCACGGCGGCACCGAGGTCGTCATCCGCCGGAACGCCACATGGGAAAAGTCCCTACTCAAGTACGCCAAGTACGACGAGGACACGGGACTGATCATCGACACCCGCAACGGCGAGATCGTCCCGGGCCTCAAGTACGAGAAGGGCGGCGGCCCCGCAGGCGGGCTGACGTGGACGTGGGAGCAGGGCGACATCGGCAAGAAGCGGCTGATGCGCCTCTACCAGGAGGGGGCCCTGAACCACCTCCTGAAGTCGGCACCGGAGCTGATGGCCGGTCCCCGGCCCACCGCCGAGGACGCTCAGCACTGACCGCCTCGGGACCAGCCCCCTCGGCGGCCGGTCCCCGCTTCCAAGGGACACCTGATGGCTACGCCCACTGACGTGCCTGCCCCGGCACTTGCCAGCAGCATTTCAGTTTCGGACCGCGCGTTCCGCATCTTCTACGCGCTCGCCGCGGAGATGGACCGCGGATGGCTCCGCGTCTCGTCCGTCGCCGATCAGCTCGAGATGACCTCCCACCAGATCCGTCTGCCGCTCGCCGAACTGCGCGATGCCGGGATCACCACCCACGAGCGGCGCTACGAGACCGGTGACACCGGCCGCAAGACGTGGCACACGTACGTCCGCCTCGTCGACGACAACGCAACCGAGGCCGCCGCATGAGCCGCTTGACCAACCGCAACGGCGTCCGGGTCAACCGCCGTTACTACGTCCAGATCGACTCCCAGACCGCCCGCGACGACGACATGAGCTTTCGCGCCCTCGGCGTGCTGACCTACCTCCTGGACCAGAAGGAGGACTGGCAGGTCAAGTCCGAACAGCTCTCCAAGGGCAAGGGCCGTGAGGGACGCGACGCCGTACGCAAGGCGCTGCACGAGTTGGCCCGCCGCGGCTACTACCGGCTGGAGCGCCGCCGATTCCTCAACGGGCAGAACGCCATGGGTACCGCCCTCTCCGAGCACCGCGTTGAGCAGTGGGCCAAGGACTACATCACCTTCGGCGAGAAGCTGGACATCCCCGTCATCGAGCAGGAAGACGGCAGCTTCCTGGTGCAGTACCAGGACGGCACCCTGGGCAGCGACGGATTCGACACACCCGCCCAGGACAACGAGCCCCCGGCCGAGGACGACGAGCCCGAGGAGACGCCCTCCGAGGAGCCGAAGACGCCCGCCGCCTCGGCGCCGAAGCCCGCGGCCGCCAAGAAGGCTCCCAAGAAGAGGACTTCGGCGAAGAAGTCGGCGCCTGACAGGGTGGCGTACGACGACGCGGCAGACGAGGAGCCAAAGGCCGAGGCCGCCCAGAAAGCCGCGGAGAAGGCTCTCCTCGACGCGGACGCCGAGGAGGTCGCGAAGTGGTGGTGGGCCGACGCGGAAAAGCGGTTCGGCCCGTACGTCGGGGACAAGCGCGGATACATCGCCATGCGCAACCAGGTCCGCAGCGCACTGGAGAAGGGCTACACCAAGAACCAGTGCGGCAAGGCCCTCATCCAGGCGCAGAAGCACTGGCCCAGCGCGCAGCAGTGGCAGCAGGCCCTCGGCATCGTGACCAACCACATCCAGCCCCGGAACGCCGGCGGGCGCGTCCCGTACAACGACGCCGCAACGTGGGGCGGCCAGGGCGACACCACGCTCGGCATCCCCGGCGCCCGCAGCGCGCTGCCGCCCAGCACCCAGGCCGAAGGCGACGCCGACGACGCCACGTTTGGCGTCATCGAACGACTGTAAGGAGCGTGACCCTGATGTCTCTCACCACGGATGCCCCCGCGGTCCCCGCTCCGGCACGGGGGCTGAACGCCCTCGGCGCGCTCAGCGAGCACCTACTGGCCGTGCTGGAGCGCGGCGGCGCGGACATGTCCAAGCTCGGCGTGCCCGCGCAGCCGGATCCGGAGGACGGTCTGTGGGAGGACGTGAGCGTTCCGCAGGCCCGAGCCCGACGGAACTTGTGGAGGAACAGCATGATGGACGCGGCGCACGACGAGTACCTGCACTTCCGTTTCGAGCACCTGGACCCCAGCCAGAAGCCGAACACCCTGCGGAACTGGATGAACTCCCTGGTCGAGGCGAAGCAGCGCGGGGCGCGCCCGGAGGTCCTGAACCTGATCGTGCCGGGGAACATCGGCAGCGGGAAGACCGCCGCGGTGTGCGCACTCGGCAACGAGGCCGCGGAGCAGGGCCTGGTCGTGCGGTTCGTGAAGCACGCCACCTACCTGACGTGGCGTCGCCCGGACTCCGCCCCGCACAACCTGACCGCGCACCAGGTGCGGGAGCGGTTCGTCACCTGCGATCTACTCATCCTTGACGAGTTGTGCGGCGAGATGGATATGGCGGCCACCGAGTTCGCCCGTAAGGAGACCATCGACCTGATCGACTCCCGGCTGGCGGCCGGCCGGGCTACAGCGTTCTCGACGAACCTGCGCAGTCGCCGGACCCCGGAACACCCCGGCCTGGGCGTGGTGGACATCCTTGGTGAGCGACTTCTGTCCCGGCTCGAGGCGTCTGCCCATCTGGCCAAGATCCAGGGACAGGACCGGCGGAAGCCTGCGAAGCCCCTCGACTGGTGACCAGGTCGAATCGCCCTACGGAGGAGCGGAACTGACGTGGCGTACGCAAGGCCCGGGCGAGCAATCAGAAGACGCTATATCGTTTAGTCGATCCGGAAGGTCATGAGCATAAGCCGACCGGGTGACCCGAACGAAGGAACGGTGTCTTGTTGAAACAGTGGTTTCCTCATGCCCGCAAGGGCAACCGGCCGCTCAGTGAGTCCGGGGTGCCGCCGCTGACCGGGTGGGAGCGCTTCGGTGCCGCCTTCACGGCGCTCGGTGGCGCGGCTGTCGGCGGACTGGGCTTCTATGCATCCTTCGACGCGGTGTCCGCTGCCGCGGAGACGTGGGGCTTCGTAAGGCCGTGGGTCCTGCCCGTGGCCATAGACTCGGCGATTCCGGTGTTCACCGCCGCCAACCTCTACCTGATCCGCTTGGACATGGCTCTGGCGTGGGTGCGCTTCGTGCCTTGGGTGCTGAGCCTGATCACCTGCGCGTTGAACGTCGCCGCCGGGCACTCCCTGTGGGCGAAGGTCGCGCGCGGCGCCATATCGCTGCTGTGGGTCGGCGTCTCTGAGGTAGCCGCGCACATCTACGCTGTGCGGATCGGCGCAGTGACCGGCCGGGGCCGCCGCTTGGACAAGGTCCGCTGGAAGCGCTGGCTGCTCGCCACGTGGCCGACGTTCTTGCTGTGGCGCCGCAACCTGTGGGAGCTGGAGTCGTACGACGCCGTCCTCAGGCTGGAGCACGAGCGGCTGGTGTACGAGGCCAAGCTCCGGGGGCGGTTCGGGCGGGGATGGCGCCGGAAGGCCCCCGTCGAGGCGCTGTTGCCGCTGCGCCTGGCCCGCAACGGCATCCCGCTGGCTCAGACTGCCCCGTCAGGCCTGGCCGCCGCCGGCATCGACCCGTCCGATCTGAGTAGAGTTATCCTCCCGCTGCCTGGGGTCGACAAGTCGGATGTCCCGAAGCCCACAGCCACGCCCACCCCGGCCGCGTCCCCAGCTCCGCCGGTTCTGCCAGCCGTCAGGAGGCCGCGCTCGGTCAGGGCCTCAGCGCCCCCGCAGCCGCAGGCGAGCATTCCACTGTGGAGCACTGAGGGGGAGCTGTACGAGATCATCAAGGACGCTATCGACAACGGGCGTCGCGAGGTATTCAACGGGCCGCTGACGGGCAAGGAGATCGGGCTGGTTCTCGGCAAGCACCCGGGGGAGGGCCGTAAGGTCCGTGGCCGCCTCATCGAGACCTACGCTGCCACGAAGGGCATCATCATCCCGGACAGGGCCACTCTCGACGATGTCTTCGTGTTGTTCAGCCAGGCGCTGACGTCAGCCAACCCGTAGGGCATCCTGCCCCTACCCGTACCGAAGCGGCGGGCCCCCTGCCTGGGGTGCCCGCCGCCTGCATGATCGGACCCACCATGACACCGGAGATCCTGGCCCGGATCACCGCCGCCCGTGCTGCACGCGACCTTTCCGATCTCGCCCGTCAAACGGTCGGCACAACAGCTGAGAGCGCCAGCGTCACGGAGCGCATCGAGAGGGCGCGCCGCCTGCGGCAGATGGCCAACGAGTACGTGGATCTCATCATCCTCGCCGAAGGTCTGGCTGGCGCCGACTGGGCCGAGATCGCCCGAGCGCTCAACCGCAGCGATGCGGCCACAGTCGAAGAGGAGTACGCCGAAGCAGTCGGCGAGTGGAGCGCGCTCACCGAAGCCGAGGCCGATGAGGCGGGCGCTGGCACTGAGGACCTGGATGCCTGGTACGCCTATCATCGCGAGGATCACGACCCTGACCTCGAAAAACCTGTCGCTGATCTGCTGAACAGGCATTGAGTCGGGCCTTCGTACGGGTAGAATAGTGCAGCAATGAGACCGTGAGAGCTTAACGCTTCCGCTGTCTCATTCTGCGCGGGCAGAGCAACCCGCGCGTCCCGAACGAAGGATCACCGATGCCTGGTATCACCACGCCCCTGCGTGAACGCAAGTCCCGCCGGCCGACAGGTCTCCCCAACCCGCCGATGATGCTGCTCGTCGGGCCGGAGAAGTCAGGCAAGAGCTTCGAGGCGGCCGCGGGTACCGGCTCCGACCTGATCGGCATGACGTACTGGATCGAGATCGGTGGCTCCGAGGGCACGGCCGACTACTACGGCCGCGTTCCAGGCGCCCGGTACGAGATCGTCGAGCACAACGGCACCTACCAGGACATCCTCGACGCCATTCGGTGGGCGGTCGCGCAGCCATCCGCGAACGGCAAGCCGAACATGATCGTCGTCGACAACATGACGGTCCTGTGGGACATGCTCAGCGATGAGCAGGCCCTCTTCGCCCGTCGCCGGGCGGAGCGGAAGGCCCAGGAGAACCGACGCCGCGCCCCCAGTCTCGACGACCCGGTCGTCATCGACTCCGACCTCTGGAACCGGGCCAAGGACCGATGGGGCGAGATCCTGTGGATGCTCCGACGGCACCACGGGCCGACTCTCCTGCTCGCCCGCCAGGAGATCGTCACCGCGTTCGAGAACGACAAGCCGACCCGGGACAAGACGCGGAAGATCAAGGCGGAGCGGAACCTTCCCGCCGCCGTCGACGCCATCGTCGAGCTGCACGCGTTCGGCGAAGCACACCTGACCGGCGTCCGTACCCTCCACTGGGACGTCAAGCCGGGGGAGTCCATGCCCTTCCCGGACTTCTCCATCGACACCCTGTTGCGGCGCCTCGGCTTCGAGGAGGCTGCCGCCGCCCGGCAGGTCACCGAGGCCCGGCCCGAGGCGTACCTGCAGGAGCAGGACCAGCAGCAGCCCCAGCGCGGCCAGAAGCAGCGGCGGCCCGGTGAGAACGAGCTGACCGGCCCGAAGGCGGCCGCGCTCATCAAGAAGGCGTTGGAGGACCCGACCGACCCGGAGATGGCCCTGCAGGGCATCCGTGAGGAGTGGGGCATCCGTACCCTCAAGCGGATCCCCACCGAGTCCCGGCTCGGGAAGATGAGCGCGGACGACCTGATCACCCGCTCGCTCGCCTACATCAAGGCCCAAGTCGAGAAGCGCCTGCAGGGGGCGGGGGACCAGCAGGAGGGGGAGCAGACCGGCACCGAAGCCAGGCAAGGCGGGACGACCAGCACTCCGTCGACCGCGGTCGAGCAGGACCAGCCGCGTGAGCACCGTGAGACGCCGCCCGAGTTGTCGGTGTCTGCGCAGCCCACGTCCGAACCTGAGCCGCCGGCCGAGGGCGCCGCTCCTCCGCCGCCGGACCCGCAGGCCGAGGAGCCGCCGCCCGCCGAGACGCCGGAGGACACCAGTGCAGCCGAGGAGCCGCAGGACATCCCGGCCCGGCCCGCAGCCAAGCCCGCTCCGAAGAAGAAGCCGAACGATCCGACGGAGATCGCGCGCCAGGCGCTGCTCGACGAGGCGGAGGTGCAGGCTCGCTTGAAATTCACTACGCGGCGTGACCACCTCCAGCCGATCTACGCGGACGGGGAGCCGGGCTTGGCGCAGCTCCGGGACTTCGTGCAGGCGCAGCGCGCCGAGGTGGTCGCACTCCTGGAGGAGAACGACCAGGCCGTCCTCGCCGACGTCTACCGGCGCGCGCCGATGCCGGATCTCGGGCTCAAGAAGAAGTTCGCCCCCTACTTCGACAGCGCGCCCGCAGGGCAGTGAGGTGGCGTGAGGTGACGCGCGCCCTGGGCCTCTGGGGCGCGCCCATCGCCCTGGCACGCCTCCCTCCCTGTGTCACCTCACCTCACGCGGCGCGCGGCGCGCCCTCCGCCCTCCTGCAGGCGCGCCTCCGGCCGGTGGTCGGCGCGCGCCATCGGATCCGCGCGGCGCGGCGCGCCTGATCTCGACCAGCGCGCCCGCGCCCACGGGGCCCCGCGCCATGGCGCGCACAGGACGGCGCGCCCCTCGGAACCGATGGCGCGCGCCCTGTGACCTGTGCATTCGTTGAGGCGCGCCCGGCCGGACGGCCCGCGCGCGCCTGCCCGGCGCGGGAGGAACGGGCGGGTGGGAGAGGCACGCGGCGGGTATGGCGCGGGTCCTCGAGCGCGCCGTCGACCACGCGGACCAGGCGCGCGGCGCGGCGCTGGACCGGTCGAGCGTGCGCCGGTTCCCCTCGAGCGCGCGCCCGCGACGCGCCTGGCGGCGCCGATCACGCGCGCCCGGAGACGACGGAGGGCGCGCCTGGGGCGCGCCCTCTTCATGCGATCCGGTCCGTTCCGGCGCGCCCCTACGGCGCGCCCTTCCCGGCGGTCCGGCGGACCGCGCGCGTGTCTCGGCCCGCCTGCTTCTTCCCCTCCGCCAGCTCCGCGCGGACCTGGCGCAGGAGCCTCGACAGCTCCTCGGGGTGCTGCTCGCCGAGGCGACGGAGCGCGCGCAGCCGGACGTTCGGCTCACTCGGCATCCGGCCGTGGCGCGCCTCGGCGTACTGGGTGCCGTAGCGCAGGAACCGCGCTTCGACTACGACCCGGTCCCGGAACTCCTTGACCCGGGCATCGCGTGCCTTGCGGCTCTCACCAGCCGTGGCCGCCGGCAGGAACCGGGCCGGTTCCTCCATCATCAGGCGGCAGACCGCCTCAGCCCTGCCCGCTACTCTCGGTGAGCGGAAAGCGAGCGCCTGCACGCGCCGCGGTACCGGCCCCGTGACCGGCTCGTCGCGGACGAACGCTGTCCACCGGCGGGCGAAGGTCTCGTCATCGAGCGCGGCAAGCTGCTGGGCCTCCTCGTGCGCGAGGTCGTCGACGACGTCCTCGTACGGACGCCTGGCCGCCTGGAGAGCTGCCCGGAACGGAGCGATGCGGGCGGCCTGCTGGCTCTTGCTCTCGCCCTCCTCGCGAGGCAGGAAGCTGCGTACCCGCTTGATGGCCAGCTCCAGCGCATCTAGGGTCCGCGGGGCCATCCGGGGCGAGATCAGAGCCGCGCCTTGGACGTCGCGCGGGGCGCCGGTCTTGGACCCGCCGGTTACGTACTGGACGACCGTGTTCATCAGGCCGTCGGGAGACATGCCCGACAGGCGCTTGATCTCCGCCTCGATCTCCTGCGCTTCGGCCATGCGGTCTGTTCCTCCTCGGGTTGGGCCCGCTGCTCTCGGGCCGAAGGTGCACGTCTTTCTGCCGGGGCAGCAAGAGGTGGCCGCACCGAGCCTTGCGACAGCGTGTGCCGGATCATCGCTGAGCAGTGCTCCCCGGCCCCGAGTGCTCTGCACGCACCCGGTGGTCTCGATGCCTGGTGTCAGGCGCGTCCCTGGAGAAGGGTCACCGCGGTGTCCATGAATCCAATGACGCCTGACGGCTATCTCAACGCTGTTGTCGCGGCAGCGGTACGGCCACCTCGAGTGCTGATGGTACCCGCCGACAGGGGGCCGGGCGGGCGTCGTGGGCTCTATTCGGCCTGCTGAGCCGTCTTCTTGGTGGTCAGGGACTCGATCATGGGAGCGAGTCTGCTGGGCTTCCATACGAGGTCGTAGCTCGTCTGCGACGCAGCCAGGACGCCGAGGAGGGTCGCGGCCGTGAGCTGACCGTGCTGGAACTGGGCCCAGCCGCCGTCCGCCGCCACGGCGAAGACGCCGGCGACGAGCGCGGCCACGACCGCCACGATCTTCTTGTACTTTGCCGACCAGGCGGGCTTCTGCACCACCGCGGTGAGGAGCGGCAGCACGGCGCCCACCTGGGCGCCGTTCGAGAGGGAGTCGAGCGTCTGCGACATGAGGTCCTGCCCTTCAAACGAGGTTGTGTGACGGGCGGACTCTGGAGTGCGCTGGGGCCTTGCGTCGCGGGCTCAGGTGGCAGGGCCGTCGCCGAGGTCTTCCGCGATCTCACGGGGCGGGGCCGGGACGGGCCGCTCGTAGAGCTTGGCGACCAGGGCGCGGAGCTGGTGGATGTACTCGACCGCGGCGGCCTTCCAGCGCCGCCACTGCCGTTGCTCCTCCTCCAGGCGTTCGACCCGGTTCTCCAGCGTGGCGACCCGCTCGAGCGTTTGCGCGTTCGTCGCGCGGGACTGCTCCAAGAGCTGGGTGAAACCTTCGGTCACGGTCTGCACGGAGGCCACGAACGTGCTTGCCTCAGCGGTCTGGGCGTCGGTGTCGGTCTTGCGCTTGTTCCCCCGGTACACCAGCCACGCCCCGCCCAGCACACCAGTCATGCCGAAGAGGGGAGAGAAGACAGGCGCCAGAGAGGTAAGCCACTCCACGGGGCGCCTCCTCGGTCATCGGTCGTCAGATGAGTGCGCGGGAGCTGGGACCCTGAAGGTCCGCAGCTCCCCGCGCCCCGCACGCTGTACCGGGCCGGGCGCTTACGTCTCCGCCACCGCTGGCTGCGCGGACTCAGTCGGGCTCACGCCCGCCACTGCGTTCCAACCCTGGCGGATCGCGGTGAGGAGCTGATCATCCGAGATGGCCGCAGCCATGCCCGACGGGTCTGTGACCCCCGTGGCGGCGGCCGCGGCCAGCATGGGCGGCGAGGCGACGATGCCGACCATCATCTGGGTGGCATGCGGCTCGGTCGGGCTCAGCATCGTCTTCGCGAGGTTGAAGCGCATGGGGTAGCCGGGAGTGGCGGGCGACTCGACGAAGACCTCTTGGGCGACTATGGCGATGGCCACACGAACCCGTGGCAGTAACGACGGCTCGCAGGCCAAACCACAGATCGCGGTCAGCGGCAGGGGCAGGGCAGGCACAGTGGCAGCCTCCTCACTTGGTGTAGGTGACGCGCAGCTTCGGGGGGTTGGTCTGGCCGTAGCCCCGGGCGCGGCCGTAGTACGTCAGGCCGGAGGTGTTTGGGTCCAGGGCGATGCCTCGCCATGTGGTGCTATCGAACACCGAAGTGATATCCACCCACTTGCCCTCATTTTTCGCCCAAGAGATCGTCTTCGATTCAGCGTCGCAGGAGAAGGCTGATGGGCGGGACGTGTGCTTGTGAGCCTTGATCACGGCCTTGCCGCCGCTGTTGTTGTACCAGTGATCGAAGTACAGGTAGACCTCCGCCTTCTGGATGGTCGCGCCGGACAGGTCCGTGGCCAGGGCGGATGAGAAGCCGATCAGGCTCGCCTGCATGCCGTTCGTCGACGAGTAGTAGCCCTGGTAGCAGGAGTTTCCGTGGTACGAGTTGTACGAGCCGCGGGAGGCGTACGAGCCGGACCAGGTCGCCGAGTAGGTCTTGGTGTACTGGACGACGGGAGGGGCGGACGATCCACCGCCGGAGTTGCTGCCCCCTGTCTTCGGGATCTCTGGGCCGATGTCGTCGGCGACGAAGTAGCAGGTGCGGCCAGTGGTGGGCAGCCCCAGTTCGAACGTCTGCCCCGACGCACCGCCAGTGTTCTCGAAAGACAGCAGGAACCGGTGCAGGCCGGCGCCGAGCGCACTTGCCGTCGTGATGTGCTCCAGCTCTGCCGTCCAGTACCGACCCGTGTGCGAGGGGGTGATGATGACGTGCTCGCGGAGAGTCGAGTTGATTGTTGGCGCGGAGGCTCCGCCGTCTCGAAGGTAGAGGCGGGCCTCGCCGTCGTTGGCGTTGTCGAAGTCGGCCGTGGCGTGGAACTTGATGCGGTACATCCGTCCGGCCTCAATGGTGACGGGCAGCTCGAAGTAGCCGAGTTCGGTGCCGGTCGCCGTTACGGTCGTCGTGGGCACGCCGTATGCGACGATGCCGCGCGGCCGCTGGTCGAGGATGGCGGTGATGTCGTCGCCGCCCACGGTGAAGCCCTCGGCGATGGCCAGGGACTGGAATCCGGCCTTTCCCTCCTGGTCGATCGTGGCGACCGGCACGCCGTCGGTGCTCATTGTCAGGTAGTTGGGGCGGCCGGTGACCAGGGCGACCGCCTCTTCGCCTGAGTCGTCGAACAGCCGGAGGCCGCGGGGGCTGATCTCCGCGCGGGCTCCGGCCACGCCGGAGGCCAGGACCACCCTGCATGAGGCGTTGTCGTATTGCACGGTGCCCGTGCTGGATTCGACGGTGGAGCAGGCCACGCGAAGCTGCACGGCCCCGGTGGGCGCGGCTGCGTCGGGGACGCCGCTCAGGGTGGTCCACGATGCCTTGACGGCGAGGTTGTCCCCGGTGGTCACGGTGCTGTACCCGAGGATGCCTCCCGAGGCGTCCAGCCACTGCCCGTAGAGGCTGATTCGGACGCCGTTCCAGTCGGCCGAGGCGTTGTAGTCGATGCTCAGCCACAGCTTCTGTCCGGGGATGGCGGGCAGCGTGGCCAGGGTCATGGAGCGGGTGACCACCGTGGGGTTCGCCGCGTTTACCTGCAGGGCGCGGGGCGTGCCGTTGCCCGGGGTGGCGATCGACCACCAGCTGCTTCCGGCGACGCGCTGGTCGGAGACGGGGCCTTCGAAGGACGGGTCGGCGATGAGGTTGCCGTCGGTGCCGAGTGACAGCTTGTCCGCGCTGATCGTTCCGGCCTTGATGTGGACGGCGTCGATCGCCCCGGCTTCGATCTTGGAGGCGGTGACGGAGTTGACGGCCAGCTTGTCCGCGGTCACCGAGAGGGCGGCGAGTTTGTCCGTGGTGATCGCGAGAGAGGCGATCTTCTCCGCGGTCACGGCCAGGGCGAGGAGCTTGTCGGTGGTGATGGCCCCGGCGAGGATCTTCGGGGCGGTGATCGCGCCGTCCGCGATCTGCACCCCCGGGATGACCGGGCGGACTGCGGCGTTGTCGAACCAGGCGTCGCCTGCGGTGGTGTTGGCGTTCTGCAGGCGGATGCTTGCCCGGGTCGTCCCGGCGGGGGCGGTGACGGTGGCCGCGAACCGTGTCCACGCCTCCCGGATCGGGCTTGTGCCGCTGCCGGCGATGCCGTAGCCGAGGATGTTCCCGGCCGCGTCCTCCCATCGGGCGTAGAGGTTGGCGGAGTTCCCCGCCCAGTCGGCGGAGAGGTAGTAGTCGCATGCCAGGTAGAGCTGGTCGCCTGCCAGGGCGGGGATCAGGGTGAGGGGGACGTCCCGGTAGACGGGGGTGGCCGAGCGGCCGTCGATCTTCACGGAGGATGCGGAGCCGTTTCCGCGGGTCTTGTCCTGGGTGGCGTAGGACAGGCCGGAGACGAGGGTCGCGGTCAGGGCGCCCTCGAACGAGGGGTCGGGGAGGATGTTGGAGCCGCCGGTGACGGTCAGCTTGTCGGTGGTCACCGCGCCTGCGGCGATCTCCACGGCGGTGACCGAGCCGGCCTGGAGCTCCCGGGCGCCGATCGCGTCCGCTGCAACCTTCCCCGCGATCACGGCATCCGTGGCGATGGCCCCGGCAGTGACCGAGCCGGTGACCAGGTTGGTCGAGTTGACGACACCGGTGCGCAGGGCCTCGATGGTGAAGACGTCGACCTCCATGACCGACGCCGTCGACTTGCCGAAGTTCAACCAGAGCACGGGTCGCAGGAAGCGCACGTTGGCGTGCGTGGTGCCGGGTAGGCGCGGGTCGGTCTGCGGGCCGGCGGGAGCGGTGGCGCCCTGCGCGGCGCGGCCCTGGAGGTAGCCGACGTACGTCTTCCAGCCGTCGGCGACGGTGAGGGTGCCGCCGTTGGTGCCGCAGTAGTAGTGCATCGAGTTCGACGCGAGGCCCGAGCGGTTGACCAGCGTGATGCCGTCGTCGGCGACGCCGACCGCGCCGACGTACAGGGTGGCCGGGCCGCTGGGGTCCTGCGCGGTGGCCCGGACGCGGGCCATGACCCGGTACAGGGTGTCGGTGTCCTGCGCGGCGAGTGCCTTACCTGCGAGCTGCACGTCACCGGTGGCGGTGAGCAGCCCGCCGCCGGACGGGGTGCCGGTGGCCGCGGGGTCGATGACCCACGTGCCGCCGCCGGCCGCGGCGAGCTGCTGCCAGCTCGCCGGGTCGCGGAAGGTGTCGACGTAGCGCTGGGTCGCGGAGTCGCCCAGCGGGCCGCCGAGGGCGTTGAGGGTGACCGCTCCCTGGGCGAGCGCTGCCTGGGTGACGCTGTTCTTGGCGAGCTTGTCGGCGAGGACCGCGCCGTCGGCCAGGGCCGCGGAGTTCACCGCGGCAAGGGCGATCTTCGCGGTGGTCACGGCGCTCGTGGCGAGCTTGGTCTCGGTGACGATGCCGTCGACGAGGTCCTGCTCGACAGCCTGCCGCGGGGTGCCTTCCGTCGCGGCCGAGGGCGGGCCGGTGATGGCGGCGGTGTTCGCGCCGACCAGGCGGACGTACACCGTGGCGTAGCCCTCGATGGCGACGGTGACGGTGCCGCCGAGCGGGGCGGTGATCGTGGCGACGAGGGTGGACACGTCGGGCGTGAAGTCGGCGGCCGGCCCGACGTGGACCTGGATCAGGGAGAAGTCGGTGGGGGTGGTGTACGAGTCGTCCCACAGGCCGTCCCAGCCGATGAGGAGTCCGGCGAGAACGGGCTCGACCGTGGGCGCGGTCGGCGTGGGAGGTGCGGGGGTGTTGACGGGGACCAGGGCGACGCCGCCGTCGGGCTGGACACCGACGGAGCCCTTGAGCTGCCCCTCGGCGTCGTAGATGTCCATCGCGCCGCCCTCGATGGACGTGTACGGCGCCTGCGTCTCGCGCTCCAGCGCCTGCAGGCGCCGGTCGTAGTCGTGCAGGAGTTGCGCGATTCTCCGGGCTTCGCGCTGGTCGTCGAGGAATGTCGCCATGGCCGCGGATGCTGCGGCCCGTGGCCCCTTAACGTCGCGCGCTGCTCGGCGGCCGGTCAGTACACGAAGGAATCGCTGCGGCGCAGGTTGAGGACGCAGGTGCCGCCGTCCGTGCTGATCTCCTCGGAGACGATGCGGTGCCACAGGTCGATGTCGCCGTACCACGGCACGTGGACCTGGACGCGGATGTCGTCGCCGAGCTGCCAGGCCCCGAACCGGGCGTTGGGGTGGTTGATGAGCTGGATCGCGGGAATCTGGATCGATCCGGTGCGGGCGTTCAGCTCCTGCATCCCGCGGGCCCGCATCGTGGCCGCGGTCTTGAGGGACTTGTCGGCGACGGTCACGACCCGCCGCAGCCGGCCCGCCTCGTAGCGGTGGACCTGGAACCGCCACATCTTCCGGCCCTCGCCCTTGCCGAGGACCATCACCTCGTTCGCGTACTCGTCGCCCATGCCCTCCGGCTTGGCGATGGCCGCGATGTTCTCCCCGTCGGCGAACCGCAGGTCGTCGCGTTTGCGGCCGAGTCGGGGCCGGCCGAGCCGGATACGGGAGTCGATCTGGTTGCCCGTCCCGGTCCAGGCGTGGGTCTCGATCCAGTCGAACGGGATGCTCTGGGCGAGCTGGTCGAGTGCCTGCCCGCAGTCGGGATGGTTCCACCAGGCGAGCTCCCACGGGTCGGAGCCGTCGGCCGCGCCGAGGAGGTCCCCCAGGTACCCGTCATCGATCGTCAGGCCGATGTTCCCGTACGGCCGCGACTGGATGTGGTTCCAGATGTTCCGGAAGGCCACGAACGCGTCGATCCGCGGCCCCCCGTACGGCTTCGGCGGCGGCGGGACCTTCTGCTTGCCCTTCTTCCCGTCCACCCAGCCGTCGTGGTTCTTGTCCTTGCCTGCGTACGGGTCCTTCGGGGTGATCAGCGGCCCGGACAGCATGTGGCTCTCGTACGGGATGCCGTGCGCGTACGCGGAGAACCCCTCGCACTGGACCATCGCCTTCGGCCCGTCGAACGAGGTCTTGGTGACGATGCCGCCCCAGCGCAGGGCTCCGTCGACTTCGAGGAACAGCTTGGTGCCCCACTCCTCGATGATCGGCCTGCCGTCCGGGCCGAGGAGCCGGCTGTACTCCGGCTCGATCGCGCCGTTCATCGACCCCGGCCCGGACAGGTCCCGGCGCGGGTTCGATGACAGGGTCAGCGGCACCTCCCAGTCGAGAACCTCCTCCGGCAGCGCGCGCACGGCGATGAACCGCCAGCCCTCCGCCATCAGAAGGTGTCCTCACGCGGGGCTTCCTCGAACTCGATGTCGAAGAACATCGTGCTGCCCGCGTCCGCAAGGAGCTGCCCCGTGTAGGCCACGGCACCGGAACCCTCGAGGACTCCGTCCTGGACGGTCCCGCGCATCGACGCGGGAATGTCGATCTGCCCGCCCCCGACGAAGGTGTGCCGCTGCGGGGTGCCTTCCCAGTCGCAGTCGAAGTTGGTGATGAGCGTGGTGGCCGACCCGAGGCGGGCCCGGAGGTAGCCGTAGGAGTCCTTGGCGTTCTTCTGGTTCAGCCCGGACCAGGTGGCGATGATCGTGGCCCGGGTCGCCCACGGCGGGATCTCGATGGGCCACCGGCAGCCCTGCGGGAACTCCTCCCACGCCGGCAGCTTGACGTCGCCGACCGAGTCGCCGCCGGTGCGGTGGCCGTGCATGTACCGCACCTGGCGCTGCCGCCGCGGGTTCGCCATCTCCCGCAGGTCCTTGATCATGGCCTGCGTGATGGACGACGTGTTCGCCGGGATGTCGATGCGGGCGAGGGTGATCGCCGAGAAGTTCCCCGTGACCTGCCGGACGCTCTTGGTGGTGTTCGGCACCCCGGAGATCACCCGGGTGAAGACGTACGGGCCCACCTTCGGGTCCGACGGGTTCGGCCAGGTCTCCCCGTAGCTGTACGGGTTCTCGATACGTGCCACGATCAGGTCGCTGCGGGCCGCCGAGCCGGTGCCGGGGATGTCCACGGTGTCGGTGGTGGGCAGCCGGGCGGCGTAGGCCTGGTAGGTGGAGCCCGAAGCCCGGTTGAGGATCGCGCACGCCCCCGGCCTGACCTGGATCTTCGCGGCCGGTGAGGAGAGAGCCTTCACCTGCAGATCGGCTGAGCCGATGGTGCCCTCGTGACCGCCGAACGCGGCGTATCCGAGCACTCGCGCGACCTCGCTGGAGTGCTCGGCGCCCCCCTCGGTGAACCAGGGAACGGAATCCCACGGCATGGCTGTACCTCCGCTGATTGGTGTTCTCAGCGGCGGACTGTCGCCTGGCAGAGGGCCTTACGTCGCGCCCTGCTTCCCCCTCCGCCCTACATGTAGGCGTAGGCGTCACGCCAGGCAACGGTCATATACGCCATGCCCGTCGGGTCGGAACCGCGCAGGATGAAGTCCTGCCGGCCGACGGGCAGCCGCAGGTTCGCCAGCACCGGGGAGTCCCGGGTGACCTTCCCGGCGACGTTCGCGCCGTTCCGCAGCACGGTGCGCGCCCACGGGCGGGGGTCGATGACGACGCGCTCGCCCGCCGCGAGGTTGAGGTCGAGGCTCACCTTCCACCGGCCGACGAGTTCGCACGCCGGCTTGGCGATCGGCCCGAAGATGGTGATGACGGGCCAGGTCGGCTTGGAGCCGCGGATGAGGACCTCGCCCGGGACCTTGCTGGAGCCCGCCCCGGTCATCGACAGCGGCGTGGTCAGCGGGCCGACGAGCCCGCGGTGCGGTGCCGGGATGATGTCGATACGGATGGTCTGCTCGCCGTCGTCGTACGCGGTGTCGTCCAGGCACGCGAAGGTGGCCACGACCGGGGTGTAGCCCTGGCGGGTCAACCGCGACCCGGCCGGGGCACACTTCCGCGGGCGGCCGAAGAACCGTCGCGCCCGCCCGGCCTGCATCGTCCGCAGCACTGCCGGGGTACCGAAGCGTCGGCGGACCGCCTCGCCATCCCACGCCTGCAGCATCACCGAGACCGCGTCGAGGTTCGCGCCATGGCGGCCGACCGCGGTGGGCGCGTCGTCTACCGTGTCCACGCCCACCTCGAACGTGAGGGTCGCCGGGCCTTTCCAGTCCTGCCCGAGCCGGATGCCGTCCTCCCGCGGCATGGCGACGTCGCCGGCGTCCATGTCGCCGTACGCGATCTCCACCGGTTCAAGGAGGTAGTAGCCGCTCGCGATCGTGCCGAACGTGAAGTTGGCGGCCGGGTGGATGCCGTTGGCGGCGTACTGCAGGTTCCACTCACCCTCAGCCAAAGGCATGTGCGCCTCCCCGGCGGATACGGCGCAGCTCGAACATCGTCTCTCCCAGGGCCTGCGCCGGCCGCATGGGCTCGGCGGTCATGGTCAGGTTCAGGTCCCCGGCGACGAGCGCCGCAGTGCCAGAGGCAGTAGCCGACACGGCGCGCACGGAGGAGGGCTTGGAGTTGCGGACAGCTCCGGTCGCGTACTGGCGCAGAGCGCCCTGCGCGAAGTAGACGACCCGGCCGCCGAACATCTCGGCAACCCGGTTGAGGATCGCTTCGCTGCGCTTTCGCTTGCTGGGGGCCAGCGGGATGTATGCCTCGCCGCCGGTCTCCGGTTCCGCCCACAGCCGCCAATCACCGGGCCGGGCGATCTGGGCAATGTGCCGCTCGGTGCCCTGGGCGAATGCGCGGATGCGGCCCGCGGCGCGGCGGATACCGCCGTTGGCGTATGTCACGATCCCGCCGTCCGCGTGGCTCCGGACTACTGACGGCTTGCCGGACTCGCTGTACTTCACGGTGACGTGGATCGTCTTGCCGGTCATGCCGTTGATCGCGCCCTGGATGCGCTGCACCTGCGACAGCGGTGTGCCTGTCGGGGCAGTGATCTTCACCGTCTTGCCGCCCTTGTCGACATTCTCGATCTTGAATCCGAGGTCCTTGAGTGCCTTTTGAGCGGTCTGCGTAGGGGCGTTGACTGTGATCGACTTCTTGTCCTTGAGCCCTGCGACCTTGTCCTGCACGCCTTTCAGGTCGCCGACGGCCTTTTGGATGATCGCCTGGACGGTGACCTTCTTCTTGTCGGGTGCGTTGGCGATGTCCTTGGCCAAGGCGGCGATGTTCGCCCGCGGCGCGCCCGTGGGGGCGGTGACGATCACCTTCTTGCTGCCAGGAATCCGCTGAAAGGAGAAACCGAGCAGTTCGAGCTGGGTGCGGGCCCCGATCGTGGGCGCCTCGATGGGAATGCTGGCTCCAGGCTTCAGAGCCTCAAGCTTGCCACGCAATCCGAGCACCTCCGCAGTAGCTGCCGGGATGCCGGTGGCCGTAATAAGGGTAGTGATGGTGTCCGGGACGAGCCCCATCTGGTCTGCCAGGGCCTTCGCCTGAGCCTCCGGGATGCCCATGTCCATCGCGAGCTGAACGGCCTTGGCGCGGGCCCGCTCCATGGCTCCCTGGCTCTTGTCCATCGCCTCCGACATGGGCATGAGGCCGCGCTCGGCAGACTCCTTCGCATTTGTAGCCATGCTCAGCATGGAGTCCCGAAGTTCGGTGAGCTGAGAGTTCAGCGTCTGGCCATTGCGGGTGGCCGTATTGACGAGTCCATCGCTGTCGATGAGGGCCTTGCCCCACCCCTCAGAGCGCTCGATGTTGCCCTGCATCGTCTGGTCGATCTGCAGCATCACCGCGTTGAGCTGGGCGGTGGCGTCGTGGAACGACTGGCTGTTGCCGTTGAGTGCGTCGAGGGCCCTCTTCAGCGCGTCGACACGGGTGTCTGCCGACTGGGTCTTGTCGCCGAACCCCTGCACGGCGGCGGAGAGGCGGCTGTACGCGTCGGTGCCGGTGGCCCCGGCAGTGGTCATCGCGTCGGCGGCTTCCTCTGCATCACGCTTGCTGTCCTTCAACTCGCCGTTGACGGAGTTGAGCGCATTGGCCGCATCCTTGTACTTCTGGCCCAGAGGCGTGTAGTCGAGGACGAAACTGTCCTTGCCGCGCTCCACGTACTCCTGGTTCGCGTCGGCGAGCGCCAGGAGCTTTTTCTGCAGGCCGTCAATGCTGCCGCCTTGCTCCAAGTAGGCGTCCGTCAGTGTCTTGAGCTTGACGTCTGCCTCACGCATGACGTCGACGAGCTTCCCCTTGCCGTCGGCAAGCTCGGTGTTCTTGAGGAGCTGTACCGCGTGGGCGCGCACGTTGGCGTCGATCACACCGTTGGATTCGGCCAGGGCCTGGGACAGGGACTGGATGCGCTCCTTGTGTGCCTGGGCCGCACGGGCGTTCTGTTCCTGCTTGGAAGCGAGGAGTCCGAGGCCGATGGTGACTCCGGCGATGGCGATGCCGAGGGGGCCGCCGAGGGCCGAGGTGATACCGCCGATGGCGTTGGACGCCACACGGTTGGCCGCGCCGATGCCGCGCATAGCGCCGCTGAAGCGGTTGCCCTGTGCTGCGGCACCTTGGTAGGCGAGACCCATCCGCTGCCACAGGCTGATCTGGGGTCCGAGGACGCCGGGGCCGAGGTTTCCGCGCATGGTCGAACCGAGGGTTCGCACGGACGTGCCGGCGGCGACGACGGAGGTGCCGAAGGAGCGCAGCATGTTGGCGACGCCCGAGACCACCTTGAGAGCGAGCATCGTGCCGAGAAGGACGGCCAGGGCGGTGTTCGCTCCGGGGATGACGCCCATCAGCGTGTTGAAGACGTTGAGCAGTCCGTTGAAGGCCATCAGCAGGACGCCGAGCCCGGAGCCGGCTGCGGACAGGTTGCCGATCGCGGTGGCGATGTTCGAGATCACGGAGATGATCGCGGGGCCGACGGTCTGTCCGAGGGCGTCGAAGAACGTCCCCAGGGCGGGCATCAGTTCGGTGCGTATCTGTCGCACCAGGTCGGTGATTCCGCCGTCCTTCATGGACCGGCCGAGCCCGCGCATGAGATCCCCGAACAGGAGGTTGATCTCGTGGAATGTGGGCTCCGCGTCGCTGAAGAACTGCTTCATGGCCTTCTGGCCCGCGCCGGAGTTGGCCCAGCGCTCGAACCGGATCATGCTGCCCTCAAGGCCGTCGAGGAGCGCATTGCCGGTGTCCATGGCGGCCTTGCCGACACCGCCGAGGCCACGGATCAGGCTGCCGGTGGAACGCCCGAGCTGCGCGGCCTTGTCGCCGGCGTGGTCGAGGAACTTGGCGAGGCTGCCGGTTTCCCGGCCTGCTTGCACCGAGGCCCGTACCCAGCGGGTGAGGCGTTCGCCTCCCTCGCCGACGCGCTCGACGAATGGGCCGGACGCGACGAGGAAGTCCATGGTCGCGCGGCCCATGTTGGCCAAACCGTCTGTGAGGTTTCCGACGACCCGGGAGTTGGTGCCCGCGATCGTCTTGAAGTCCTTCCGGAAGACTCCGGATTTCATGAACTTCGCGCCGCGCTCCGTCAGGGCGCCCATCTGGTCCGCGGAGTCGCCCAGAGACTGCTTGAGGAGCGGAAGAACTGCGTTCGACAGCGGCTTGACGTCGTCCGCGATCCGGGAGAAGAACCGCTCTTGGACGGTCTTCTTCATGTCCCGCCATGCGCCGGACAGCTCCGTGACGGTCTTGACGGTCTTCTTCGCCGACGAAGACAGCCTGCCCATCGCTGCATCGAGCTTCTTCTGCTGCGCCTCGGTGAGCTTGCCCTCGGTGGCGAGCGCCTCCTGCGCCTTCAACGACTCCTTGGTGGCGTCGCCGAAGCCGCTGAATGCGACCTTCGTGCCGATCGCAGCGGTGCCCGCCGCGGTGATGAGACCGGGGATCGCGCCGAGGACACCGACCGCAGGCGCGGCGGCCGACACCAGCGCGGTCAGTCCGGCGGCGTACTGGCCGAGGAGCGCAACCGCGGGCTGCGCCAGGGCTACGAGGGCGCCGATACCAAGCATCCGGAGAGTTCCGCGGCCGCGGCCCGGCAGGCGCATCCGCACCGGGATGTTGACCGGGTTCCGGTCGGCTTCGCCCTGTGCGCCGCCGATCAGGTCCCGCAGTCCAGCGAGAAGCCCGCGGCTTGAGGACCCGTTGCCGTCCCCGTCCGGCCGGACGGGGATGTTGAGGTCTGCGTCGTCGATACGGCGCCGGATGCCTTCGAGCGTGGCGCGCACTCGGTCCTCGTCGATGTCGACGCGGATCTTCGCGGTGACACCCTTGGACGCCTCCTTGACGACGCCCTTGAGACGCCGGCGCAAGCCCTTGGCGTCGACCTCGACCTTGACCTTCGCAGCCAGGCCCTCGGCGGCCGCCTCGACTTCCGTGCGCAGCTTTGCCGCGAACCCTGATAGGTCGGCGACGACCGGCACGTCGAGGCGACCGGCCTGCAGGCCTTCACCCACTGCGGACCATTCCTCTCTGCGTGGCGGCCATGAGCATCTGTCGGTAGCCGCTCAAGCGGGGCGCCGACTGTTCCGGTGTGGGTTGCTGAGGCCGGGGCGGGAGGCCGGGGCCGCTGCGCGTGGTGGTGTCGGAACGCGGCGGGCGAACGATGGCGGTCGGCTCCTCACGCCGCTTGTCGGCGGCGAGGATGCCGATCTCCTCGACGATCAAGGCCAGGAGTTCGAGGGCCCGGTTCCAGCCCCCGAGCGGGGAAGAACGGACCTGTGAGTCGTCGGGCAGACCATCGATGAGGGAGATCAGCCTTCGGAGTCCGAGGAATCCGGGTTGTCCGGGACGAAGCCAGACGCGGCGGGCGTCGACTCCGTGGAATCGGGAGAGGTCGGACTCGACGTCTCCGAATCGGTCTCGGAGGAGTCGGCCGGCCGAAAGAGCTTTCCCAGTTCCACCCCGTAGACCCGGGTCAGGCCGGTCGTCAGGCGGACGTAGTCGCCGATGGACGGGCGCTGGCGCAGGAAGTCGCTGTGCTGGTCGCCGAGGAGGATGCTGTATGTCTCGCGGACTGCGGCGAGGAACTTTCTCGGCAGCGACGGGCGCCGGAACAGGGCGTTGACGACCTGCGCGATACCGGTGTCTCCGTCGGCGGACTCGAGAACCTCTCCGAGGAGGCCGACGAGGTCCAGCTCGTCCGACAGGATCGGGTCGAGGGCTTCCGCTGGCAGCTCCGCCGGGAAGATGAACTGCTCTCCGCCGAGCTTGACCGGGATGCCGTCGGGGTACTGAACCTCGCGGCGTTCGGCGTCCAGGTCGATGACGAACGACATGTGTGTGACCTCTCGTGTCTTTGTAGCTGAGTCGCGGGTGCGGCAGCGCGCGGACACTGGCAAGCCGTCAGGGCTTGTGTCGCGCGCTGCCGCGGAGGGGTCACGCCGCCGGCGCGAAGGCCGGGTCGTCGGTCAGGACGTACCAGGCGTCAAGGTCGTCGCCGCCTTGGACCGCGAGCCGCAGGGGCAGCACGGCTTCCTTCGTCTTGGCGAGGTCGCCGGAGACACCTTCCATCTGCATGCAGCGTGGGAAAACGAACCGGTAGTGCTTGCCGCCGTCGATGACCTCGACGACGGCCATCACTTCGGTGCGGCCGCCGATCTTCGGCGGAGAGAACTTGTAGTGCTTGACGCCGGGCTGACTGGCGACGGTGACCTCTGCGATCTCGCCACCGCCGTACACCGCCTTGAAGTTCTCGCCGGACCACTGCTGTAGGTCGATCTCGATCGTCGCCGCGTCAGTGGTCTGGAAGGTCCGAGTCGGGTAGGAGGACTGAGCGCTGCGGACCTGCTCGAAGTTGGGCTCGGTGTTGAACTTCAGGCTGTCCTCGGTGGAAAGGCCGCAGTTGCGCAGCTCTGTGGGCATCGGCGACGTGGCGTCGGCCGGTGCCGTGGACCCGACGACACCCAGGTAGATCCGGGTGACTGCGGGGATGACGATCTCGTTGCTGTTGGCTTCGGACCGAGAACTGCCAGATCGGCGTCTTCGCCGCCTACGCCTCCACCAACGGCCGGGCCCTGGTCGACCGGGAACTGTACCTCCCCAAGTCCTGGGCCGAGGACCGTGAACGCTGCCGCACCGCGAAAGTCCCCGACGAGCGGGAGTTCGCCACCAAAGGCGAACTGGCCCGGCACATGGTGCTGCGGGCGCTCGCCTCGCCGCTGCCCATCGCCTGGGTCACCGCGGATTCCGCATACGGCCAGGACAACCGCTTGCGCCGGATGCTGGAGCAGTCGGGCGTCGGCTACGTACTGGCCGTCCCCAAGTCACAGTTCACCGCGGGGTGTTCACGGATCGAGGGCCTGTTCGCGCAGGCCCCGGACGAAGCGTGGGAGAAGATCTCCTGTGGCGACGGTGCGAAGGGGCCCCGCGTCTACCACTGGGCAGCGGTGCGCCTGCCGGCCGTCGCCGAGTTCGACTACCAGGGCGAGGTCCCCTACCGGATGCGGTGGGCATTGGCCCGCCGCAGCGTCAGCAATCCTGACGAGATCGCCTACTTCCTCGCTTACGCGCCCCTTCACGTCACCGTTCAGGAGCTGGTGCGGGTCGCCGGGGCACGCTGGGCGATCGAGGAGTGCTTCCAGGCCGCGAAGAATGAGTGCGGCCTGGACCAGTACGAGGTCCGCCGCTACACGGGCTGGTATCGGCACATCACTCTGGCCATGCTCGCGCACGCCTTCCTGGCCGCCACGGCACACCAAGCCGGGGAAAAAGGGGCGGAACAGGTGAGACGGCCGGGGCCGTCGGGCTCACAGTGGCGGAGGTTCGGCGACTCCTGGCAGCTTGTCTTCCCCGGCCCCCGCACCTGAGCGGACACCGCGGCCTACACCACGCGCTGAGCTGGTCGAACTGGCGCCGCCGACGCCAGGCAGTAGCCCGCCGCTGTCACTACCTGCGGCGTCGTCGCACGATCGAGGGGCGGTCCCCGTGAGACCACCCCCGCACGACCGACATACCGCTACACTCCCGCCACCCGGCGAAAGACCCCAGGTCAGACACCGAAATCCTGCTGGAGTACTAGTTGAGGAGACCGCGGCGGCGCGGCTGGTTCAGCGGCTCCGGTTCGTACACGGCCAGCAGTGCGGCCTCGGCCCGGTCGGGACTCTTCATGCCGCGGGCCTTCATCGTCTTCTTCGACTCGATGATGCTGTACCCCGCGGTGTTCGATCCGAGCTTGGGCGTGGAGAGTTGGATACCGGCCTGCCGGTCGACGCGGAGACGTAGCCGGCCGGTGCCGGTCGAGGGGTCCGGTTGGAGGGGCGCCCTGGTGGCGAGCCACATCTCGTCACGCTTGCGGTACGGACGCATGACGGCGCCAGGGTCGTCCTGGGTGGGCGACTCGGAGACCATGACGCCCACGATCTGGGCCTGGTGGGTGCCGTTCTCCGCCCAGACCTCCAGCATGCTGGTAGCGCCGTGGCCTATGCCGTTCTTGTCGATCTTGACGCGGATCGGATGCGAGGAGTTCAAGGCGTCCGCGAGGCGCTGCGCGGCGCGGATCTCCTCGAGGATCTTCTCCGCGACCTTCACCTGGTTGTCGTTGGCGGTGCCGGAGCTGGCGTGGCGCATTTCGATCGCGTCCCCCACGATCCGGTAAATCGTGAATTCGTCGCCGCCGTCTGCGGCAACATCGATACCGAGCCTGATCCACGCTCCTTCGCGGACGGTGTGCTTGGCGGTCTCACCCTCCAGGCCGAGGTCGCACAGCCGGTGCCAGCCGGGCCCGCTGGGGTCGTCGCTGTTCTGGGCTTCCTCGACCCATGTCACCGGTATCGCGAGGCCTCCGCCGCCCTTGGGGAAGCGGGCATGCACCTTGGCGATCACATACGGGTGATCTTCGCCGTACTCGCGGATAGTGCGGTCCACCCATTCCTGGTCAGGGAGGTGGATCGCGAGGGAGTGCGGGGGGACGCCGTCGGGGCAGTCGTTGCAGTACGGGACGCGTTCGCCGGTGATGGCGGGGGAGGCGAACGTCGCGATGGGGATGGTGGCGGTGCTGGGCTCCTCGGGGTCGTCGCCCTCTTCGCACAGGCCCTCGAACCAGCTCCGCGGCATGTCCATCGCAGGGTTGCCGATGGCCAGCATGCGGGCATCACCGGTCAAGAGGTTGTTGGTGCCATTGCCGATGGTGCGGGCGATACCGCCTGCCTCGTCGACGACGATGAGGAGCTTGGGCGTGCCGTGGATGCCCTGCATCGCGGCTTCGTCGTTCTCGGGCGCGGTGAAGCCGTACGCCACGATGACGTCGTTGCCCCACTGGTCGGGGATCTTCCACTGGGTGGTGTCGCAGTAGCCGGGCAGGCCCGCGCGGGCGACGGTCTTGCGGATGTGGGGCCAGAGCTGGTTCCTAACCTGGCGAAACCGGGTCGCCGTGGTGACGATGACCATCGTCCCGGGGGCGTTGACGGCTCCGGCCCAGGCGACGAGCCTTCCAGCGATCCAGGTTTTCCCGACGCCGAAGCCGGCCGGGACTGCGATGCGCTTGTTGAAAGGGACGGCGTCGACGATCTCGCGCTGACGACTCCAAATGCTCTCCCCCAATACGTCTTCGATGAAGCCGCTTGGGGTGTCGTGCCAGAGGCCATACATCGAGCCGGTGGCCCGCTCGACCTCTCGCATGACGTGAGGCCGTTCGCGGGCGGTGATCTCGTGCTTGAAGGCGTCGCGACGGGCAGCGACGGGAGCGCGGAGCAGGATGTCGGCGACGTTGGAGGCGTCGCGGGAGACGACGCCGAGCTGACGCCCGTTGCGCAGTTCCCGGGCTGGTGGGACCACTCTGGGCCGGGCGGGAGACGAGAGCTGCGTTCGAGCCATGGCGGGGAAGGTGCCGCCCGCGGGGATTTAGTGTCGCGGCCTGGCCGGGGCCCATGCCCAGACCGCCGACCAGACCGCGATGTTCCAGGTCACGTCCGCTGGAGTGGTGTATCGACGGCCACTCGGTGATCTCGTCGTTGAGGCTATGCGGTGAGTTGGGTGGGCAGGGTGGTGTCGTCGGTTTCTGACTCGATCGGGTGGAGGCGGGCTTTGGCGAGGAGGTCGAGGCCCATGTAGCGGCGGGCCTCGGTCCATTCGTCGTTCTGCTCGGCGAGGACAGCGCCGACCAGGCGGATGACGGCGGTGCGGTCGGGGAAGATGCCGACGACATCGGTGCGGCGGCGGATCTCCTTGTTCAGTCGTTCCTGCGGATTGTTCGACCAGATCTGCCGCCAGAGCTCCCGCGGGAAGCCGGTGAAGGCCAGGAGGTCGTGTTGGGCGGCGTCCAAGTGGGCTGCCGCCTTGGGAAACTTGGCCTCTAGAGCGTCCAGGACGTGGGCCATCTGGGCGGTCACCGCGTCGGTGTCGGGTTGTTCGAACACAGTCCGCAGGAGGGTCGCCACCCAGGGCTGGGCCGACTTCGGGACCTGGCTCAGGAGATTCCTCGCGTAGTGGGTGCGGCAGCGCTGCCAGGACGCGCCGGGCAGGGTGGCGCCGATCGCGTCGACGAGGCCGGCGTGCGCGTCGGAGACGACGAGCTGGACGCCGGACAAGCCCCGGGCGACGAGCGAGCGCAGGAAGGCGAGCCAGCCCGCGCCGTCCTCGGTGGTCGCGACGTCCAGGCCGAGGATCTCGCGGTGCCCGTCGGCGTTGACGCCCACCGCGACCAGGGCGTGGACGTTGATGATGCGGCCGCCTTCGCGGACCTTCTGGGTGAGGGCGTCGACCCAGACGAAGGTGTAGGGGCCGGCGTCCAGGGGCCGGTTGCGGAAGGCGGTGACCTGCTCGTCGAGGTGCTTGGCCATCGCGCTGACCTGGGACTTCGAGAGCTGGGTGACGCCGAGGGACTCGGCGAGTTTCTCGACTCGGCGGGTGGAGACGCCCAGGAGGTAGGCGGTGGCGACCACCGAGATGAGGGCCTGTTCGGCCCGGCGGCGGCGTTCGAGGAGCCAGTGCGGGAAGTAGCTGCCCTGCCGGAGTTTGGGGATGGCGAGTTCGACGGTGCCGGCTCTCGTGTCCCACTCGCGTGGGCGGTAGCCGTTGCGGTGATTGACGCGGTCGTCGCTGACCTGGCCGTACTCGGCGTTGCAGAGAGTGTCGGCCTCCGCGGACATCAGCGCGTCGGCGAATGTCTTGACCATCGCGCGCAGCAGATCGGGACTCGCCGCGGCGAGGTTGTTCTCGGCGAGGGTGTGCAGGGGCAGACTGTCTGGTGCGGTCATCGTGCTGATCTCCTTCGAAGCTTCGACACTTCGAAGATCAGCCGGTGGCCGTTCGTCTATGCGGGCACCATCCCGATGCCGGAGCAAACCCCCGGATCAGGTCGAACCCGTACACCACTTCCCAGGACGCAACCGATGTTCCAGCACGGACCAGACGAACGCGCACCCTACGGATCAGGGGCTGGTGGGTCTGTGCCGGAAGTCTGTGCCGGGGTGAGGCCCTGCCCCGGGGAGGTGGAGCGGGAGGCCTTCACCCCGGCGGGGGCAGCGGCCGGAGAACTGCCCTCGGGGGGAGCCGGGTTTCAGTGAGCCAGCCGCACTAGGTAGTACGTCGCGAGCGGGATCTTGTTACGCCTTGTCGGCGGTGGGCGGCTTTCTGGTCCAGAACTCCGCCCTGTAGACGTCGAATGGGGAGCGCCGCGGGAACAGCTTGCTGAGGTCGACGCTGATGGGGCGTGCGTCGAAGGACAGCGGCATGGAGGGGAAGTTGGTCACATCGGCGAGGCCCATCACGCTGGGCGTCGATGCGTCCAGTGGCTCCAGGAGGGCGAGCAGCGCGGCAACGGCCGAGCAGCCGGGACACCCACAGTTCTCCGGGGGGCTGTCGGCCCCGGCGTCCGCGGTGCTCTCGGTGCCCGCCCTGCTGGCTTCAGCCGTCTTGTCGAGGCTAGCGAGCAGGTCCTGCTCCTCTTCGGCAGCGCGTATGGCCTGCCGGAAGATCTCTACTTCGGACTCGGCAACCGACCGCTCCATTGCGGAGAGCTGGAACCACGGGGTGGACTCCTGGCCGGTGGCGTTCTTGAGGAACGTACGGCGGGTCTCGTAGAAGTGGCGGGTCAGGTTCGGCGGGAGCATCGTCCGAGGGGTTCGCGTCGTCATGCCGGGGGGAACGCCGGACACCCGGATTCTGTGACACCTGTGCGCCTTGCCGTCCGCTTGTTGCCGCTGCGCTGGTGGTTCGGCCGAGGCTTCTGGATGCCGATGCGCGCCGATGCCTGAGCGAAGCGAAGGCATCGGAACTCTTACTTCATTGTGGTGCTTGATCTTGTTACTAAAGGCGCCTGATCCAGCGGCACCCGGTCCCCCGGCGGCCCGTTCACCGGAAGCCGGATTATCAGGCCCCGGTGACCGGCGCCTGATTTCCAGGCCCCGGTCTGACCTGCGGGACAACGGAAAGACCGGCCCCGAATGGCGCTCGGGACCGGTCTGCGAATGAGGGGGAGCAGTCAGCTCTTGCCCTTCTTCTCGCGGGCCAGGCGGGCCGTCCTCTGCTGCTGCCAGATCAGCTTCGTGCCAACGCCGGCGTGCTCGGCGATCTTCTCGCCGCTCCAGCCGTAGGGCTCCTCGGACAGGGCAAGGGCCGCTTCCCGCATGAAGACAACCGCCGCGGCGCGCCGGGCCCGTGCCGCGGAGACGACGCTGGCGAGGCGGGGCAGCTCCTCGAAGGCGTTCTCGATGCGCGGCACGCCGGCCTCTTCGGCGAGCTTCACGAGTTCCGGGCCCGTGACGTCGGGGACGGGCCGCAGCTCGTAGTGCCCACTGGCTGTACGTCTCCGGTCGATGCCGTACAGCGCCTTGCTCAGGATCTCCCGGTAGGCGGTGCTCGTAACGTCGATCGCGCTGGCCAGGCCGAGGACGTGCTCGTAGAACCACAGGGAGGCCGCGCCCTTGTCGCGGTCCTCGATGTGCAGGGCGATCTCGGCGTCCGCCTGTCGGATGATCTCGGCTGCCCGCTCGATTCGGTCGTCTGGGCGGGCGATGGCTCCCAACTCGTCCTTCACGGCGCGTTCCTCGTGTGCGCGGAGGGTCTTGTAGTCGGGCGCCTCGACTTTCCGCTTCGAGTACCTGATTCCGGCCTTGGGCATGGCTGCTGATTCCCATCTCAAGCTGGGGCGCTGTGCTGCGCCTGACGTCGACTGGGGTAACCCCATGCCTGCGTACAGCGAAGAATGGTACAGCCACGAGAGTCGCATGGTGTGGTAGCCGCGGTGCACCGGCACTGACCTGCACCGGAGCACCGCGAACTCCGTGCCGCCCGCGATCAGAACATGCCCCTGACCGTCTCGTGCCAAGGTCTGGCCGGGGGCTGAGTCGCGGGGAGTGTCCGTGATCGCGATGCGCCCGACGCCGAGGGTCGGCCCCTGGGGGATGCGGGCGACCCGCAGCAGCCACGGCCCGAGGCGCAGCCCGGGCGGCCGCCGCACGCGGGTCTTCATCGTGATCCGCGGGCTCATCGGGCACTGTCCTTCCGCAGAGCCTCACGCTCGGCCGCCCGGTGCTGGAGGTCGGCCCACTCGCCTCGCGGAAGCAGCGCGCACACGATCAGAGGCAGTCGCCCGACGACGACCTGCAGGCTGCTCCTCTTGGCGTTGGCCTCTGGCCCGTACCGGGCGAAGCCGATCGCGAAGAACGCCGGGTAGTTGTCCCGACGTACGAGGTACACCCCGGCGGTGAACCGGCCGACGTCGACGAAGTGCGCCCGCCGGATGGACCTGAACAGCTCCAGCACGAGGAACACGGCGGCCGCGGCCCCGGACCAGCACCACCACAGCGTCAGGGCGATCAGCACATTCACGGTCCACTCGCCGGCACGGTACCGGCGCTGCGGCGTCCAAAACGGCGACTGGAAGCGGACGGTGCCCGGGAGCGTCTGGTACCCGAAGATGCTGGTGGCGCCGCCCTCCCACGAGTAGTGCATGGTCGACCGGTCGGAGTACGACGCCTTGTGCGGGCCGTCGTGGTCGACCAGGCGCTGGCACCGCCAGCCCTGGGAGCCGACGAGCGCGGCGGGGACGGCGGGGCACTGGCGGCGGCGCCTCATCGGGCGGCTGCCACGGTCGTGGCGCGGACACCGTCCGGGGTGAGCCGGTACTCGCTGCCGTCGGGGTAGCGCACCAGGACCTCGCCGGGGAGTTGCGGCCGGCGCACCTTCCACCCGGCCTCGTACGACTCCCGGGGGTTGTCCTCGAACCAGCCGTTGCACGTCGTGCACGCGGTCAGCAGGTTGTGCGCCTGGTTGATCCACGGCTCACGCGCCCCGCCCATGCCTCTATTCACGCGGTGGTGGACGGTCAGGCCCTCCCGGGCCCCGCAGCGCACGCAGGCGCCGCCGTCCCGCTCGTAGACCATCGTCTTCACCACGTCGGTGGGGCCGGTCCGTCGTCGTGCCACAGCACTGGTCTCCTCGTCTGCCCCGGGCGTCGGGCCGCTGAGTCGCGGTCCTGGTCGGGCACGCCCCGGGCGAGGCGGGGAGAGTGGACGGCCGACGAACCTTGCGTCGCGCCCTATCCGCGGGCGTCGCGGCGCAGCCGGAGGCGGCACAGCTCGGCGTACTCGGCTTTGGCCTCCACGCCCATGGAGTCGAAGCCCTCCAGCCGGGCGGCCTCCAGCGTCGTGCCGGTGCCGGCGAACGGGTCCAGGACGAGCCCGCCGGGTGCGGTGAGCAGCCGGACCAGCCAGCGCATCAGCGCGACGGGCTTCACCGTGGGGTGCAC